AAAAAATAAATGATTGACGCTACAATAATTAGCTGGTATCAATCGTCTACTAGATAACACAACAACAACAGAAAGAGAATACAACACCATGCAACAGGTAGTTTCACAAAACAAAACAGACTTAACAAACGAAATCTTTGACGTACTGATTGAGTACCTAACACAAGAAGAAGCAAGCTACGCAGCAGACAAGCTAGCAGACATAGCACTAGACAAGAAGGGGGGCTAGTAATGAGTATGTATATTGACACGGCCTATCCTGATGTAACACTGGACGAAAGGCTTGCCTGTATCCTTAAACTTAGTAAGGCACTAGCAGTCCAGATAGAGGATGCTGAATGGGAAGGGCAAGACGTTACAGCTTTACGACACCAGCATAATATGCTAAAGGCTAGGCATGATGATGGTGCAACATATGAACCACTGTTTTAAAGGGGCAGCACAATGGATAAACAATTACACCTATACCTAATGGATGATGAAGGCAACGACTACATGCTATCACTAGCCTACATAGATGGTGAACATTCCATCACACTACTGAAAGCCTATGATGACAGGGGCAATGCCTACGTCACACAAGGAAAGCCATTCTATACTGATGATCTGGATGAATACTTTCAGGTGATACATGATGCCCATGATGGTGAGTTTTCTATCTTTCTTAATCAGTATGAGATAGAACTGGACAACAGCAACGATAACATGCTAAGTCTAGTAGTAGATAATGACTGGCCTGTTGATAGGGCAGACGACTAATGAGGGTAACACCAGTCACAAAAGCAATCATGCAATCAAGACGGAGACAAAGCAATGAACGATCACATGAAAGAGTATCACAAGAGAGAAGCAGCACGGAAGAAAGCAAAGAAAGACTTGCTAAAGGTACTCAATGCAGACCAGAAGGCAGCACTAAACGAACTACTAACAGAGACTAGTGATATGCTACAGACTATCTATGAATGTCAAGATGTGTGGATGTCACAGGTGGGTAAGATTGATAGTGCTAGGTATAAGGTAATTAACTTAGTATGGAGTGATGACGATGCCTAGTTATTTAGTAACGATTAGTCAAACAATACTGGTTGAGGCAGAGGATGACGATGAAGCAAGAGTAAACTCATTAGAGAGGTTTGACTTTGCTGATGCTGACTTTGAAACAGAGGAGATTTGCAGTGACTAACTACAAGCACCAGCTAACACGCAACAAGTACGATGATGCCTATGTCATGGGATACCACAACGGCTATCATGCCTTGACATATGACAACCAGTATGATAAAGATAATCAGGCTCAGTATCACATGAAGTTTAAGCATGGGTATGTTGAGGGTAAGATGCAGCGAGTACGAAAGGAAAAGCAAGATGTCGATGGGCTTTAAACAATGCGAGATGTGTGGGGATGGTGAGGCAGAAGCACTATACGCAGTGGATGGTATGATTGAGTGGTTCTGTCCTGAGTGTAACGCGAGGTGGGCAGTAGAGTCTACTGAATACGAACACGTATCAGCACAACAACACTGGATGATGCGTAACTATGGGGAGGAATGATGGAAGGTTTTGTTTGGGGTATGCTAAGTTTGGTTATGCTGTCAGGTATACTAGCTAGTATCAACGACAATGAATCATGGTTAGGTATGCAGCTTGCTTGTATGTTTGGTCTAATCGTAGGCGTACCAATCCTATCAGTAATACTATACATGTAACAGGGGTGTGGCTATGGGGTACAGTTTAGAACAACAGCTTGAATTAGAAAGAGAAATGCTGAACGCTGGCATCAACAGGTTTAGGCGTGTGATAGATGAGGCAGTAGGCAAGGGCAAAGAGACACGCACACTGCATGGTAGGACTATGATTGCCACAGTGGTAGGCTCAGTAGCTGAGGGGGTAAAGCAAGTACAAGACACACCAACCAGCAACAGGGACGTAGCCTACAAGAAGCTACAAGGCATGAAGCCTGACGCTGTAGCATACATAGCCCTAGTCTCTATGGTTGATGGCATCAGCAAGGCTCAAGCCTTGGTTAAAGTAGCAAAGAATATTGGTGTCAACGTAGAGATGCAAGACAGGCTAGAGAAGTGGATCGAAGCAGAAGGGGATGTAGCAAGGAACACAATCAAGAAGGCCAACGAAAAGGGTACAACAGCTAGACGCTACGGCCTGACTAACAAGATGAACAAGGATGGATACAAACATCTAGCATGGACTGGTGATCAACGTATCCATGTAGGCATGAAGCTGGTTGATGTAATCATCAAGAACACAGGGCTAGTCAGACTGGAAAGGCTATCGACTAGTAGAAACAAGACGACTACTTATCTTAGGGCAACACCCATCACAGAGGAATGGGTCAAGGCATTTAATTCACACATGGAAGTATCAAGACCACGATGGACACCATGTATCATACCACCCAAGGACTGGACAGACACAGAGGGGGGTGGATACTACGCAGATTTCTTAGACCCATTGAGTATAATCAGGAGAGGATAGTATGAAGGCACACATGACCAAGCTGAAACAGCGTGACCTATCCCAAGAGTTTGACTGCTTGAACACACTGCAACACACACCATGGCAGATCAACAAGCCAGTGCTTGAGATCATCCGTAACATGTGGGACAGTGGACAAGAGTGGGCAGGACTACCAGCCAGAGAGGACAGGCCACTACCTAGCTACCCATTCAACAAGGAACCAGCAGCTATGGATGAGGCAGAACGTAAGCTGTTCAAGGACTGGAGTAAGAAACGTAACGAGGTGTATACCTACAACAACAAGACTGTAAGCAAACGCATACAGGTGGAACGAACACTACAGATAGCTGAACAATACAGCAAGTATGATGAGTTCTATTATGTATGGCAGAATGACTTTCGTTCTCGCAAGTATCCAGCCAGCACATTCCTGTCACCACAGGCAGCAGACTGGAGTAAGGGACTGATGACTTTCAAGGTAGCCAAGCCCATCAACAATTGGGATGATGCACGTTGGTTGTGTATTCATGGTGCTAACCTGTACGGCAACGACAAGATCACACTAGACCAGCGTGAGGGTTGGGCGTGGGACATAGCAGATGAGGTCAAGCGTGTGGCTGACAACCCATACGACAACAACTGGTGGCTTGATGCAGACAAACCCTTTCAGTTTCTTGGGTGGTGCTTAGAGTTTGCTGGCCTAGTCAAGCATGGCTGGGGGTACATGTCTAACCTACCTGTATCTGCCGATGGTAGCTGCAATGGACTGCAACATCTATCAGCAATCCTGCGTGATGAACGTGGTGGTAGGGCTACCAACCTACTAGCATCTGATGTACCTCAAGACATCTACACTGAGGTAGCTGATGAGGCTATGCGTAACATCACTATGGAGGCAGACCAAGGCGAAATCCTAGCGAAAAAATTTATAGAGTTTGGCATCGACAGGTCTTTAACTAAACGGTCAGTGATGATTGTACCATACAGCGGCACGATACACTCATGTCGTACCTACATTGAGGAAGCTATGCGTGATAAGATTGAGAAGGGAACACCAGATATATTTGGTGATGACCTATTCGATGCTACCATCTACCTAGCTAGACATGTGTGGGATGCAATCAACGGTGTGATTACAGCAGCACGACAGGTCATGGACTACATCAAGGATGTTGGTGCTGTCTACGCTAGTCACAACAGACACATGGAATGGGTAACACCTACCAACTGGCTGGTCATGCAGAACTACAATGACGTAGAGAAACGTAGGATCACTAGCCTAATCAACGGCAACACAATACAGCTAGTACTCAACAGAGATATACCTAACCAAGTAAGCAAGAGGCGTACTGGTTCAGGTGCTAGCCCTAACTTCATCCACTCTATGGATGCAGCAGCTATGACTAAGACTATCAATACCTGCAAGCAGCAGGGCATCAGACACTTTGCCATGGTACATGACAGCTATGGTACACACAGTAGCGAGATGCCACGACTGTCTGATGTATTGAGACAAGAGTTTGTTCAGATGTATACTGAACATGATGTGTTGACAATGCTAAGACAACATGCTATTGTCACACTTGGAACTGAGGACGTTCCAACACCACCGAAGCAGGGCAGTTTGGACATCAACAACGTATTGAAATCACAATACTTTTTTGCATAGTTCTAATCTGTACCTATAGCCTAACTAACTTTAACAACTAAGGAGATATGATAGTGATTATCATTAAAGGCAAAGCCCAATGGGCAAAAGTATTTGACCCTGATACACGGTTCGTACCAGAGGGAGAGTACTCAACACAGGTCATCGTACCTGAAGCAGAAGCAGCAGCAGTGTGTGAACAGCTTGATGGAATTATCCAGACTAAATTCCAAGAGGCTGTCAAGGACAACCCGAAACTCAAGGCAGTCCTGTCCACAGCTACACCATACACCAAGGAAGTAGACGACAACGGTGATGAGACTGGCAACCTAGTGTTCAAGTCTAAGCTGAAGGCACGTATCAAGTCTAAGTCAGGCGAGACATACACACAGAAGCCATCAGTGGTGGATGCCAAGAAGACACCGATGGATAAGTCTATTGCTGTCGGCAATGGATCAACAGTTAAGATTGCTGTCGAGCCATTCCCCTATGTGATGCAGTCAACCAAGCAGGTAGGTGTGTCACTACGACTGAAGGCAATGCAGGTCATTGACTTGGTGGAGTACGGTGCGCCAGCATCTATCTTTGATGAGGAAGATGGGTATGTTGCACAAGCTGTAGCCAAGGACAACAGCAACGACATGTTCGATGATGAACCTGCTACTGGTAATGCTGATGACGAAGGGGACTTTTGAGGCGAGGGTCATTGCAGACCTAGATGAACGTGGCGTTCCCTATGTGTATGAGCCAGAGAAGCTGGCCTACTATGTGGAACGTCACTACATCCCTGACTTATCGGTAGGCAAAATGATAGTAGAACTGAAAGGTTATCTAAGACAGGATAGCCAGCGCAAGATGAAGGCAATCAAGGCACAGTATCCAGACTTGGATGTACGCTTTGTATTTCAGAAAGCCAGTGCTACTATTCAGGGTGCTAAGAAAAGAAAGGATGGGTCTAAGATGACCTGTGGTGAGTGGGCAGACCGACAAGGTTTTGTCTGGGCAGAAGGAACTATACCTAAGGAGTGGTTATGAGTGTCATTGACGTAAGAGAAGAATGGGTATCAGACGTAGACATGAACGCTGAGTTTGATATCAATGGACTGAGTGTGTCTGTATATGTAGATCAACATGAACTAACAAAGCATATCAACTATCACGACATGGCTCACGCTATGCTATCGGATGACATCAAGTATGATGATGAACTGATCATGGAGATTGTTCATGGTCTTGAGAACACTGCACAAACCTTACGTCATGGTTTAGGCAATGGAAGATAACAGTACATTCATCAGGCATGAAGCCTGTGAATCTTGTGGCAGTAGTGATGCCAATGCGTTGTATAGTTCTGGTAATCACTACTGCTTTGCGTGTGATAAGTTTACACCATCAGAAGGAAATAGTATGGAACCAGTACGAGATACGGTTAGCACTGACACTAAGTTCTTGCAGCCTATACCTACACAGCTAGCCAAGCGCAAGCTGACAGAGAAAACACTAAGGCATTGGGGCTACGGTGTAGCTGACTACCACGGCAAGAAGGTACAGGTAGCCAGTTACTACAACAAGGACAACCACATCGTAGCACAGAAGGTACGCCACCCTAACAAGGACTTCACTGTTATCGGTAGCCTAAAGGATGCTGGCCTGTATGGTCAACACCTGTGCCGTGATGGTGGTAAGATGATTACTATTGTAGAGGGTGAGGTGGATGCACTATCAGTCAGTCAAATATTTGACAACAAGTATAGTGTAGTGAGTGTACCCAACGGTGCAGCAGGTGCAAAGAAAGCAATAGCCAAGTCAATCGAATGGCTATGCAAGTACGACAAGATCATTCTCATGTTCGATCAGGATGAGGTAGGACAGGAAGCAGCACTTGAGTGTGCCAAGATACTACCACCAGACAAGGCAAGCATTGCCAGCCTACCCCTCAAGGATGCCAGCGAAATGTTACAAGCTGGTAGAACTGAGGAAGTAATCAGGGCAGTGTGGGGTGCAAAGACTTACAGACCAGATGGTATCATAGCAGGTACTGACTTGTGGGATGTAGTGACAGCAGTAGATGAACGTGTGTCTATCCCCTACCCCTACTCTGGAATGAATGAGAAGGTAGGTGGTTGTCGCAAGGGTGAGATCGTAACGCTGACAGCAGGATCGGGCATAGGGAAGTCACAGCTAGCACGTGAGTTAGCACATGGTCTTATCCAGTCAGGTCAGACAGTGGGATACATAGCACTAGAGGAGAACGTCAAGCGTACTGCACTAGGTCTTATGTCCATCGAACTAAACAAGCCCCTGCATCTAGGTGAACTAGACATCAACGACAAGGAGTTACGTGATGCCTTTGATGCAACAGTTGGTTCAGGTAGAGTATATCTGTATGATCATTGGGGTAGCACTGATAGTGATAACCTGCTATCCAAGATACGCTACCTTGTCCGTGGTTGTGGCTGCGATTTTATTGTACTTGACCATATCAGTATCGTTGTTAGTGGGCTAGAGGGTGGAGATGAAAGACGTATCATTGACAATACCATGACAGCTATGCGTTCTCTTGTTGAGGAACTTAACTGTGGTATGATACTTATCTCACACCTCAAGCGTCCGTCTGGTGACAGAGGACATGAGGATGGCGCACAGACTAGCATGTCACAACTACGTGGTAGTGCTGCAATCGGTCAGCTTAGTGATATCGTAATAGGATTGGAAAGGAACCAGCAAGACAAGGAACGTCCAGACGTAAGCAATGTCAGGGTGTTGAAGAACAGATGGTCAGGTGACACTGGCCTATGTAACAGCCTTCAGTACATGAAGGACAGTGGACGTATGGTTGAAGTATTCTTTGATGACGAGGAAGAACCAGACGTAGAATTTTAACTAGTGCGGAGACACAGTATGGAATACATATGGGACTTAGAAGCAGACCATCTACTCAAAGAGGTGACACAAGTTTGGTGTCATGTCTTCAGGGATGTACACACTGATGAGGTACACACCTTTGACCCAACACAGACGCAAGAAGCATTAGCCTTCATGGACAATGCAAAGACCCTGATTGGTCACAACATCATTGACTACGACTTGCGTGTGATGAAGAAGCTACATGACTATACCTACAAGGGTAAGATAGTAGATACGTTGGTATACTCTAGGACAATCTGGCCTCACCTAAAAGAACTAGACTTCACTATGTATAGCAAGGGTAAGTTCCCTGCTAACATCATTGGTAGTCATAGCTTGAAGGCTTGGGGCGTAAGACTAGGAGAATTAAAAGGTGACTTCAATAATCATAGCGAAAGCTTTGCAGCATACACCACCGAAATGTTGGAGTACTGCATCCAAGACACAAAGGTTACGCAGAAACTATACGAGAAAATTCTCAGCAAAAATTTCAGCAGTGAGGCACTACGTCTTGAACAAGACATCCACACCCTGCTGATAGCACAAGAAGAACGAGGCTTTGACTTTGATGTTGAGGCTGCACAAGAACTGTATGCTAGCCTAGCTGGACGCAAGGCTGACATCGAACAACAGTTGGTAGACACGTTTGAGCCTACCATCATTGAGTTAAAGACTAAGACTAAGACCATCCCCTTCAACCCTGCATCACGGCAGCAGATTGCTGACCGACTGATCAAGCGAGGGTGGGAGCCTACAGTATTCACTGACAGTGGTGAGCCTAAGGTAGATGAGACAGTGCTAGAAAGCATTGACATGCCAGAGGCTAGACTGCTACAGGAATACTTACTACTAAACAAACGCATAGGCCAACTAGCTACTGGCAAACAGGCATGGCTCAAGCTAGAGGAGAATGGCAGACTACATGGTAGAGTAAACCATATGGGTGCTGTCACATCTAGGTGTACCCACGCCAACCCCAACCTTGGGCAAGTACCTAGTGTTGGTGCAGCATACGGCACGGAATGTCGTTCCTTGTTTATAGCACCAAGAGGCTACAGTCTATTAGGTGCTGACGCTAGTGGCCTTGAGTTACGCTGCCTAGCACACTATATGGCTAGGTATGATGACGGTAACTATGCTAACGTAGTGTTAGACGGTGACGTGCATACCACTAACCAAGAAGCTGCTGGTCTTCCCACACGTTCCAATGCCAAGACATTCATCTATGGATTCTTGTACGGTGCAGGTGATGAGAAGATTGGTAAGATCATTGGCAAGGGTGCGAAGGAAGGTAAACGGATTAAGAAGAAGTTTCTTAGCCAGCTACCTGCACTCAAGAAGCTGAAGGATGCAGTATCCAAAGCAGCAGATGAGCGTGGTTACATCAAGGGACTAGACGGTAGGCACACACCTATCCGACACAGCCATGCTGCACTCAACAGTTTGCTTCAGGGTTGTGGTGCAATCTTATGCAAGACTTGGTATGTATTCATATCAGAGGCTATCAAGAAGGCAGGACTAGATGCTACCATCGTAGCGTTTGTACATGATGAAGTTCAATTAGTAGTAAAGGAAGGTCAAGAAGATGAGACAGGAAGACTTATTCAACAGTGTATGCGAGATGTCGAACACCACTATGGATTCAGATGCAGACTCGACAGTGAGTACAAGTACGGACGCAACTGGTCAGACACCCACTAACATTAACACAGTGTTTGAAGACGGTGAGTGGTGGTACGTAGGCTATGCTAATGGTAATCGCACAAGAGTAGAGGCTCACAACCGTAAGAATAGTAAGCGTATGTTTGTTAATGGTAAGTACATACCACAGTCTCACCCCTTGTGGAAGGCTGGCAGGTACAAGTCGTTTGATGACGCAGCTTTCTCTAGTCTTGAGAACTATGCTAGCAGTACTGAGGGTATGGTCTACATCATCACCAATCCAGCGTGGCCTAAGTGGGTTAAGATTGGTATGGCTGTTGATGCTGATGACAGGTGCAATGGCTACCAGACAAGCAGTCCCTTCCGTGACTACGAGGTGGTAGCTACCATCAGTACAAACGATAGACGTAAGGCTGAAGCTATCGCACACCAGATAGCAGAAGGCATGGCTAGTGACCGTAGGAATGAGTGGTTCAAGCTAAAGAAAGCACAAGCAAGGCAAGTGTTAGCACAGGTAGAGGAGAGATTAAAATGACATTACTACTGATTGATGGAGACATCATTGCTTACAAGGCAGCTATGTCTGCTGAGACACCAGTGAATTGGGGTGATGGTCACTGGACATTGCATTGCTTTGAGGATGACGTAGCTGTACGCATCTCTGACCAGATCACCAAGCTAACAGACGAAGCACCAGTGCAGGACTGCATCGTTGCCTTGTCAGATAAGGACAACTATCGCAAAAAGGTTGCACCTTATTACAAAGCTAACCGAAAGAAAACTCGTAAGCCTATGTTACTCCCTTACGCTAGGGAATACATGATGGCTAAGTACAACACAATTATATATAGAGGATTAGAAGCTGATGATGTTCTTGGAATATTGGGTACATCAAACCCTGACACTATTATCTGGTCTGAAGACAAAGACCTACTCACTGTGCCAGCAAGGCATTGGCTTAATGGTGAGGTTGTTACAATCACTGAAGAAGAAGCTAACTACAATTTCGCCTACCAAACTCTGGTTGGGGACAGTACAGATAACTATAGCGGCTGTCCAGCTATTGGTCCCAAGACTGCTAATAAACTTTTGTCTTCTGGTTGCGGATGGGATACGGTGGTTGCTGCGTTTAAGGCTAAAGGTCTATCTGAAGAAGTAGCCTTAGAGAACGCACGACTAGCACGTATACTACGTAACGGTGAGTATGACACAGACACAGGAGAGGTAAAGTTATGGCAGCCCCACAGCGACACGAAGCCTACATGAAAGCACAAGCAGAGTTTGACATGGTAAACAGCCCCGCCCACTACGCAGATAGTGGCATTGAAACTATTGACTACATCGTGGATGTACTAGGTGAGTACGAAGCTATCAGCTATTGTCACGGTAATGTCATTAAGTACACAGGCTCACGCCTATTCAAGAAGGGCAACCCCATTCAGGATGCAGAGAAAGCAGTGTGGTATCTTAACAAGATGATTGATCTACTAAAGAAAACAAAAGGAGTAAACTGGTAATGACTAATAAAGATATAATTACGGTAGAAGATAAAGAGTATGATGTAGCAGAGTTGACAGAAGAACAGAAAGTTTGTGTCGCTCACTTGCGTAATCTTAATGCAAAAGCAACTAACTTACGCATGGACTTGGATCAATTACAGACTGCTTATAATGTTTATAGTAATACACTAACAGCGTCATTACTTGAGGAAGCTAATGCAGAAGCTGAGGTAGAAGACAATGAGTGATCTAATTCATCCAGACATTGTGACATACAAGGTAGAGACATACGATGACGAAGGTAAGGTGACAACATCTACACAACAGATGTTCTTAACTGAGGGTGATTTAACTGATCACCTCTACCACTTCAAGTCTTTCCTACAGGGTGCAGGGTTTAACTATGTAGATAATGTGTACGCTATCAAGAGTGATGGTAACGAGGTAGGTGAAGAATGATGAACTTTTATGAGTACCAGATCGGTGCATTGAAGACAGCAGTATACCCTAAGAAGTACGCCGTATCCTATGCAGCCTTAGGTCTTGCTGAAGAAGCAGGAGAGGTAGCAGGTAAGATTGCTAAGATGATGCGGGATGGAATACCAATGCAGGATCAGAAGCAAGCTATTGCAGCAGAGATGGGTGACGTACTGTGGATGTTGGCAGCACTAGCCCATGACTGTGGCCTGTCACTACAGACTATCGCAGAGATGAACGCAGAAAAGCTAAAGAAACGACAGGAAGCTGGAACACTACACGGAGAGGGAGACAACCGATGAGTAGCAATTACCTACCAACAGACTACCAAACATTCATTGCTACTAGCAGGTATGCACGATGGCTAGAGGATGAGAACAGGCGAGAGACTTGGCCTGAAACAGTGCAGCGATACATTGACTACATTGCTACTACTGGTCTACCACCTAAAGACCTAGAGGAAATCGAGGAAGCTATCATCAACCTTGAGGTGATGCCTAGCATGAGAGCCTTGATGACAGCAGGGGTAGCAGCAGACCGTGACAACACCTGCATCTACAACTGTAGCTACCTGCCTGTGGATCACATCCGTGCCTTTGATGAGGCTATGTTTATCCTACTGTGTGGTACTGGTGTAGGCTTCAGTGTAGAACGCCAGTCTATTGCCAAGCTGCCTGATGTACCTGATGCACTAGAAATTAGTGATGACATCATTGCAGTCAAGGACAGCAAGGAAGGCTGGGCTAGGGCATTGCATAAGCTACTGTCACACCTGTACTCAGGTGACATCCCTAAGTGGGATATGTCTAAGATTCGTCCAGCAGGGGCTAGGCTCAAGACCTTTGGTGGTAGAGCCAGTGGACCTGAACCACTTGATGACTTGTTCAAGTTTGTTGTAGCTAAGTTCAAGGCAGCAGCAGGACGTAAGCTAACGAGCATTGAGTGCCACGACATCATGTGTAAAATTGGTGAGGTTGTGGTTGTGGGTGGTGTACGCCGTTCAGCTATGATCAGCCTGTCTAACCTCAGTGATGGACGC